GAACCAGGTCGTCTACGACCAGGTGGACTTCTTTCAGTCCGACGACTTCACGCGCGTGCCGGGTCTGACGCCATCCTCCCTCGTTCTTCAGGTCTTCTTCGAGAACGTCCCGCAGCCCTGGCCCCTCGTGAACGGTCTTCCCACGACCGACGCCCAGGTCGCTTCGGGGAACGTGTACTTCAACGAGATCGCTGGGAGTCCTGGTTTTTACACGGTTCGGTGGCGTCCCAACGCGATCGGCTACTGGCGCCTGATCATCACGTACACGGCCGGCCAGCAGATCGACGGGCAGGACTACGATGTCGTGTCGAGCGTGCCGACGGTCGAGTCGGGCCTCAGTGCTTCTTTCATCAAGCCAGACTGTTGAGGGTTCCGGGAGTTCCCGGGATGCTGGCTCATCATGGGAAGCCCTACTTGGATCGCTCTAAACACGACGACGGGTCTCCTCTATGTGCTCGACACGAGCCCCCAGTTAATCTGGGTCTTTGACACGTCGCAGCCCTCCGGTAGTGGGCCTGTTAACAGGTTCGACATCAGCAGTGTCTCCCTTGGGGACAGCTTCATGGTGGTTGACCCGAGCAACAACACGCTCTGGTTCACCGATGCCATACAAGGTCTGTACGCCGTCGACGGCACGACAGGCGCGATCTCGTTCTTCGACGTCTCGGCCAACGTCACGGGCGCAATCATTACGTTCACGCTCGCCCCCGAGCAATCTCAGCTTTGGATCAGCGACGCGGGGGGCAACGTAGGCTACTTCACTAATTCCGCGCCCAGCGCCCTTGGGCCGTACACGCTCGTGAACTCGGGCGTGATCGTAGGTGAGTTGAATGCGACCCAATTTAACGTCTCCGGGTTCACGCCCACTGGGATCGTGTTCATGTCGGGGCAGCCCTTTTATGCTTCTTCGGACTTCGCCCTGGAGACTAACCCGATCTCCTATAGCGCGTGCATCTCTGGGTTGATCAGCGCTCAGCTCACGGTCGTTAGCGACGTACACGGGACAGGTAACTTCGAGCTTTCTGTTTGGGACAACGGGTCTGCAATCCAAAACGCGCAGGAGCAGTATCGTTACGCCTGGCCTGGCTCAAGTTTCCAGGGCTTCCTGGCGACTACCTCAGGCAGCACCGAGATGTATGGGCTCGATACTGTGGGGAACCTCTACACGATGTCAGAGGTGGGGCCCAACGAAGGTACGGGTAACTATTCGCCACCTGATTGGACCCCCACATTCTCCATTACGTTTCCGGAACCCGGTACAAACATAGTTGTAGGGTCCCGCGTGTGGACCACGGGGCAGCTTGCGGTCTATGGGTATAATGCTTCGTCGGGTCTCATCGACTATGAGTACCCCTTCATACCCCAAGCCTCAGCTTCGATCGCCGGTAGTTCCGGGCTCTTTGCTAACGCCGGGCCCTTCACGTACACAGCGGCGGCCTCAATAGCGGGTGACTCAGCGGTTGTTGCCGTTGCCGGAAATATTACTCAGGTGGTGACCGCGTCCCTCGGGGGTGCATCGTTTATCCTACCCCACGCAACGTCCCCCCACCGTGCAGGGTCGACCCTGACTGGCAGCGCGTCGGTCACGTGCTCCGGTTTGCAGGTTCAAAACATCACAGCGACCCTTCAAGGGGGGAGCTACATCACCTACCCGAAACAGATCGCCTCCGTGTTCGCCGGGGAGAGCCGCTTCTTCATCGATCCGTTCAGGACATACCAGTCCGGATTCTTTGTGCCGACGAAGCCCTCCTTGGGGGAGCTGTTCGTTCCTGGACTCCGTAGGGCTCAGCCTGGGCGCCCTCTTCAGCCGAACGTGACGACAACGGCGTCCCTGCCGCTCAAGACCAACACGGGTGGCACTCCGAATAAGGGCTGACGATTCTTTTAATGGGCCTCCAGAGCTAGGTCCATGCCGAAGAGCACCTATCTCGACAACGTGGTTTTGGGCGTCGGCCTGCTTCAGCAGAGCTTCGTACCGCCCTCGGTCATATACGTCGCGCTCTTTACGGCGTCGCCGACGCCAGCGGGAGGGGGCACCGAGGTCGCTGGGGGCGGCTATGGCCGACAGACGGTCACGTTCGGGGCGGCATCGCTGGGCTCAACCGTGAGCACCTCGGCGGTGGTCTTCCCCATCGCGACAGGACCGTGGGGTACGATCACCGCGTTCGCCCTGTTCGATGCGTCGAGCGGCGGCAACATGCTCTACTTCGGCAACCTGAGCACGTCGCGGAGTGTCCTCGCCAGCGATCAGGTGCAGTTCCCCGCCGGGCAACTGATTGCCACTGAATCGTAGGAGGCCCCGTGCCTCTCTACGACCTCAACGGCACGGCCTCGGGGAGCGGTGACACGACGGGCACCGCGGGTCTCGTCCACTACGTAGGCGGGACGGGCGCCGGTGCGGGCTCGGGTTCCTTCGGTCCCGGGCAAACGACCCACTTTGTGGGGACCTCGCTGGCGGGCCACGGTACGTTCACGCCTGCCAACGTCGTGCAGGTGATGATCTTCACGGGTCGGACCGCGGGGCAAGGTACCGTGGCCGACGAGCTGCTCATCTCCGTTGAGGGTACGGTCGCAGGTGTAGGGACCGCGACGGGGTACCTTGCGCACATGATTGGGCTCGCGGGGAGCACCTCTGGCCGCGGGGTGCTCGATGTTTCGGTCCCAGAGCAGCTCTTCGGTGTTGGTGCCCTCACGGGCTTTGCCGAGATCCTCAGGGTCCCTCCTCCCCTATGTGGCCCGATCTGCGGTTGCCGTGGTTGTTGCGGTCGGCGGGAGACCGACTGCGATCACTGCCAGGAGTACCACCGGGACCACAATCACCAGGCGGTTCCCTGGTGGTGGCAGTGCTATGAGTGCTGGGAGCGGCATGCGTTTCATGAGCGCGGCTTCTGGATTCACGACCGGCACAAGCACCACCGCGAGTGGACACGCTGCCCAAACCCCGACGGGCTCATCCCCGACTTCAGGTGGCACCACACCTTCGGCAAGGGGGACCTGGAGATTTGCATCCACGACCGGCAGGGCAATCAGCGGGGGCCTGTTTTCATCGGCTACACGCTCTTCACGGTCAGCTCCACGGGTGTAAAGCACCAGGTAGGGCCGACCGATCGCAAGCCTGCTCAGGCTGACGTGGGGAAGTTCTACGTGACCGGGATGGCTGGCGAGAACGGACAGCCCGGGTGCTGGGCTGTCCGCTGGCGCTACCAAAGGACTTATTCCGATCCGATCACAGAGCAGATCATGCAGTTCCGCGTGGTTGACGCTGTCCTCGCCGGGGACCGCGACCACTGGCGCCGGCACTGCAAGTACGGGTGGGACTGAGGAGAGAGCATGGACCCGCTTGCTGCGAAAGTTGCCCGAAGGTTCCTCGGTGCGGAGGCTGATCCGATCGTCTCCCGGGTCGCGCGCCGGTACCTCCTCGCCGTGGCACCCCCGGGCAAGGGTTGGGAACACGTCGTCAAGGAACTCAAGAAAGACGACGAGGTCGACAACCCCTTCGCGCTCGCTTGGTACATGAAGAACAAGGGCGACAAGACCCACAAGAAGGACGAGTGATGGACGGGCTAGCCTCGAAGGTCGCGCAGCGCTTCAACGACACCCTGATCGCCGCTCGGGTTGCGCAGAAGTATGCGCTCGAAGAGGCGGCGAAGAAGCTGCCCAAGCCGAAGCTACCGGATCACCACAAGCTCGACGAGCTGATGACGAAGCTCCCCTTCGCCATCAAGGTCTTCCGCCAGAAGCCCCAGGACAAGACGTCCGAGCGCGAGGTCGAGCGCTTGATGGACGAGTACACGAAGTACGCAACGGCGATGCACCACGCACTCGATGCGGCCATCCCGAAGGACTCCGGGAAAGAGCGCGAGCGTGCTCAGGAGCTTTTCCACAAGGTGGACTTCTTCACGAACATGCCCACTTACAACGCTGTTCTCCACAAGATGCCGGCGGAGACGTTTGCGGAGCAGTTCAAGAAGGCGATGCCGATCTGGAAGGAGCTTCAGCAGTTCCTTGGGGGTCAGCGCGTGCTCCTCGCAGTGAAGCCGAAACCTGAGCCTGCCCCGCTACCCGAGGCTCTCCTTAAGCTCGTTTCTGCTGATGCTCCGAAAGCCAAGGCGCGCGCGGCAGAGATCACCAAGGTCTACGAATCTCTGAAGAAGTTTCAGGCCGACGCCGAAGATGCCAAGCCGGCGGCCGTGAAGAAGTTCGACGAGAGCTACAAAAAGCTCTACTCCCTGGGGGAGGCCTCAGCCAAGGCCGGTGACCAGCTCATCGAGAAGCTCCGTCAGTACGAGAACCACATCGTGGACGACAGCCAGGCCGCCCACGCGCTCCACTTGCTGCACGCCGCTTTGGGGGACTGGAAGCGGAACCGCGTGGACCACCTCAAGGTCAAAGAGCAGTTCGGCTACCGCATGAGGGCGCTGCAAGCGGAGCAGACCTGGGCGTACGGCAAGAAGATCGACGATCAAGTCGAGATGCTCGACCAGGCCGTCAAAGGGGAGTTCGACTGACATGGGCGTCGCGTACTTCAGAGGGCAGCAGCTCGGTCGGCGCGACCTGCACCTATACCTCCACAACACGAACGATGTCCCCGTCAACGCGGCGATCATGTCGTACGCCTTCTTCGACTACACGACGGGGGAGGGCGTGCTCGTTGGTCCTCCGCAGCGGCGTCCGGAGAACCCCGCCATCGGTGAGTACTACGCTAGCAACCTCATCCCGCTGGACGCGAACCTTGGCCCTTACCGGGTGAAGTGGACGTTCCAGGAGATCATTGGGGGCCAGGTCCAGCAGGTCGTGCAGGAGTTTGAGGTCGTGGACAAGTCCACGGGCCTCCAGGACCGTCCCGAGGAGCGGTACAGCTCCGTTATGCACCAGCTAGGGGATAGCCTGCGTGTCCTCCTCCGGGACAATAACCCGGACCGCAACTACCACTTCAGGCCGCCCACACACGAGCGCACGATCCAGCAGTACAGCAAGGTCTTCGGGTTCATCTGGGAGAGCACAGAGCTGTACGAGTTCATCCGGCTCGCGCTCAACGACATCATTGCGTACCCCCCGCGTACCCCCTTTGCGAGCGTCGAAGCGATGATGCAAGGGCGGCAAGAGTGGGAGACGGTGCTTCTCACCGGCGCGATGGCGAAGGCCCTTCATGCGCTCCGAAACAACTGGATCGCCGACGAGTTCGACTACAGCATCGGTGGCGTGAGCCTCGCGCTCGACAAGGCCAGCAAGTACGAGGGAGCCTACAACGGGACCGTTGAGATGTGGGACAAGCAGATCGAGAAGGCCAAGGCCACGGTCAACTACATCGCGGGTCTCCAGCAGCCGAAGTACGGCACCGGCATCAGGTCGGCCTTCGGTCCCTACGCCGGGCGCGGTGTACTCTCACCCCGCAAGTTCATGGGGTTCTGATGGACAAGCTCGCGAGCAGGGTCGCTTCGAGGTTCCTGGGGGCCCAGGATCTTCCTCAGGTCGTCGAGAAGACCGAGATGGTGCCGCGCAAGTTCCTCGTCTGCCCTCACTGCCAGCAGGAAATACACGAGAAGGGCCTGTACTACGACGGGACGAACTGGTTCCACCGCGCGCCCACTTGCCAAGGCAAGCCGATGGCGATGCCCCCACCCAAAGAGGACATGCCCGCGATTCTTCGTGGTTGGGGCATGGGTTGAGATGCACGACTACGATCGCAGGAAGATCACCACCAAGGTCATCACCCCGAAGGACGGCCACTTTGACATGCGCCTGAGCCCTTCGAGGAGCCCGATTCGGATCTCCATGAACGACTGGAAGCTGCTCGACTTGATCTGAACCGAGGAGAGTAGGCCGAGCTGCTCGTCGTCGACGAAGACACGCAGCAAGTGCTGGTGCGGGATCGCGCCCGAGGTCAGCCGTGAGGCCTGGGAGGGGTGTTCGCCTGGGCTGAAAGAAAGCGCTCGAAAGACGGCCGCCCGGCTCCGCACGTTTCCTACGATCACCCTCTCATGTCCTGATTATCTTTAGGGATTCAGGCGAGGTCCCTGCGGGCTGAAGAGCCGCTTCTATGGTAATCCGTTGGTGTAGTCCCCTAGAGGATGGCTCGGTACGCCGAGACCCAGGGATAGGACACCATGCAGTCGGGATCGCCGCCTCGAATCCACCCGTGCGTGTGCGGGTTCACCTGCGACAAGTACTCGCAGATGAAGCACCATCGGAACGCTTGCGCCCCGTGGCAAAACCGTCCGAACCCCATGCGCACCATGATCGAGCGGCGCAAGGACACGCGCAGCACCGAGGAGCCTACGGCCCAGAAGTTCGAGCCCTGCCCCCTCTGTCACCGGCGCCCTGACCACCACGACTCGGCCTGCCCGAACTCGCAGGCGGAGGCCGTCCGGCGCGCTCTCATCAAGAAGCACGGCATCGATCCGTTCGCCTTCGAGGTCTTCCTCCGGCTGCTTGCCAAGAAGTACGCCCCGCACACTGGATAAAGCTCTTGTGTAGCGACCTCCGTTGCCAGGACGGCTCGGTACGCCGAGACCCGAGACACATCACCGGCGAATGGAGATCCAAATGTCGAACGAAGCCCCGAAGAAGCTGACCCCCAATGATCCCATCGGCAAAGAGGCCCTCGACAAGCTCGCGGAGCTGGAGTCCGCCGAGATCAACACGGCCCTGAACCTCAAGGCGCTGCGGCAGGAGGAGATCAAGCTCCTTGCGGCCGACCGCCGGATCGAGGATGAGCGCCAGAAGCTCTTCCAGAAGATCCTGATGGACCGCGGGCTCGCGCCGAACACGCCGGCCCAGATCGACCCGGCAACGGGCAAGATCATCCTCATGAAGAACACGCCCCCCGTGCAGGGCCCTTCCGCTGCGCCGGCTCAGGCTGCTCCCTCTCCCGCGCCTACCCCGGCACTGGCTGGAGCCGAAGCCCCCGCGGCGCCCTGAGGCGTTTCCCCTTATCGGACGGCCTCTTTCGATGGCTCGGTACGCCGAGACGATAGGGAGGGCTGCCCGTGCCGTACGCTAGTCAAAGGGATCGCACGCCCGGCGAGCTGGAGCTGACCAAGGCTCCTTGGCCAGCTCCCCCGCTCAACCTGTTCATGACGAGCGGGTACGAACGCGGTGTCATCGATCTCACTTGGGACGATCCCACGGTGCTGGCGGTGAACAGCCGCTTCAACATCTTGGGGGTCAACCTCTATCGCAGCCCTGACAGTGAGTACGGACCCTTCGAGAGGGTGACCGACTTGCTCGTGGGCGCTCGCTACTGGCGGGACCGCACGGAGAACGAACTCGTTCACGAGAACGTGACCGGGCAGTTCGAGCTGTTCGGGGTCTGTTCGGCGGTTGGGGATCGGGGACCGCGTTACGTCTTCAAGACGCGCAACTTCCCCATCGTGAAGGAGGGCTCGCAGCAGATCCCGGCCGACACAGGGGACGACATCCGCGTCTTCATCGACGGCCAGGAAGCGAAGGTTCTCAACGTCTGGGGGAACACGGGTGAGGTCGAGATCGATCCTTTCACCTACGTGAACGTGGAGAAGCAGGCGTGGGACCCCTCGGTCGTCCCTCAGCCGCAGAGCACCGTCATCTGTACGTACCGCTACACCCGGCAGCTCATTCGGACGGACCTCGGCCAGCGCATGCACTACCGGGCAACGTGCGTCGGCATCCCCATCGACAAGGACTTGTCGCTCTGTCAGCCGCAAGACTTGGTGGAGACCCCCATCGAGCACGCCACGGCGACGAGCACGATGGAGATCGAGAAGCTCGACTATATGTGGCGCGAGGCCGTGCGCCGCAACCGCTGGATCCTGGAGCAGGGGGGCGAGCGCGTGAAGGTCTTCCTTCGCAAGAACGTGGGCCTTCCATGCCCCTGCATCCCCGACGGGTACCACAAGCAGCCGATCAACGATGACCCGACCTGCTTCGGGACCGGCATCGTGGGAGGCTACGACGGACCCTACGACTGCATCATCTCGCCCGCCGATGCCGACTACAAGATCAACCAGACGGAGTACGGTCGCACCGTGGAGCAGACCTACGAGGTCTTCACGGGCCCCTCGCCTCTCCTGTCGATGCGGGACTTCCTCGTGAAGCTCAACGGGGATCGCTACTCTCTTGGGGGTGTGCGCATGCCGAGCAACCGTGGCAACGTCATGCAGCAGCACTTCACGATCAATCACATCGACGAGAAGGACATCCGCTGCCGCGTTCCGGTGACGAACCCCGTGAAGTTTGTGGCCATCCAGCTCAAGCCCACGGGTCCTGAGCTGGAGGCGGAGTCCAGGGTCACGAACAAGCCGGATGTCCCGGTCGAGCAGCAGCTCCGAGGTCGTACGCCAGTCTGGGAGAACATCGAGTACTGATGAAGGAGTACATCGGCGTCCGCGTCTACATGAAGCCTCTCCTGCCTCCCGGGCGGGCAGGGGCTCGCATCCCCGTCGACAAGGTACTTCAGCGCAGCAAGCAGCACCTTCTACGGCGCCTCAAGGCCAACTTGCTTCAGACGACCTTTTCCCCCCAGGCCAAGGCTGCGCTCGCGCGGGCGGTGTCGATCCGTCTGAAGCCTTCGAGCTTGCAGGTCGTTGCGAAGCACCCCGCCTACCGCCCCTTGGTTGAGGGCCAGCATCCTGTGCAGATGCGCTGGCTCCTCAAGGCGCGACGCCCCATCCCGATCGTGCTCGATGACGGTCGGCTCATTTTCCGCAACGCGACACCTAGGTCGATGGTCCAGAGCAGCCTCGGGGCGAAGCCTGGCTGGTGGCACCCTGGACGTACGCCCCAGAACTACGTCGAGAAGGCCAAGGAGGAGATGCGCAAGCACATCCGTGAGTACCTCCTGAAGGACGTCATGCAGAACTTCCGTTCGAGCATGGCCGGTGGTCGGATGAAGCAGATCGGGAGGCGCCGGTGAGCACGGGAGACGTCCGAGTCTTCGGCTTGGTGACGCCCACGCACGTCATCGAAGACATCGCTATGGACGTCCCCCACGGGCGCGAGGTAGTCATTCCGGCCGACAAGGCGGCCCGATCGCGGGATCTCTACAAGGCCATCGGCCAGAAGTGTGTTTTCAAGCTCCCCGATCTGCCCCCGCCCGTACATACGGCGCCCGCTGGGCATGTGCGAGACGACCTGCTTCAAGAGCGCAACCGTCACTTGGAGGCGCGCAACAAGCTACTCGAAGAAGAGGTCACGCAGCTCCGGGCATCCTTGGGGGCGGCCCTGGCGCAGCGCGACCAGTTCGATGCGATCATGAAGGCGATCGGGAGCGTGAAGGCCCCTTTCGGGATGGTCGGGATGGGTTCCGGTCAACAAACGCCGGTTCAATGTAGCGACGTGGCGGACGGCAGCGCACCCCAGTTCATTCCTGGTGAGATTGCGCCCAAGGACGCTGAGGTGCGTATCGACCGCGTGTCCCAAGAGGCGGATTCGGGTTCAGTTTCCGATGCGACCGCGAAGCTTCGGCAGATGCGTAAAGGCGGCAACGGTTAAAGTTCTATCGAGGCGCATCCTGTAGGATGGCCAACGAGCGCTCGGCTGAGGAACTCCCTGTCACGGACCCATACACGGGCCTCCATGCCGAGTCGATCTACGCCCTCTGGCACGATCCCTCGACGTACGACCATATGACGATGGGGCCTCCGTACCTCCCGGAGGCGAAGGTCAAGCTTGGGCGCGCGACGAAAGCCGCCATCCGGGAGTACGTCACCAAGGTCGCCAACGCGAGCCCTGCGGCGCAAATCTTCCTGACCCTGGTGGGAGACTACCAGAAGATCGTCCTTGCGGAGCTTGCGGCGCTCCTCGTCGTTCTTCGAGCGGCGGCGTTCGTTCACCAGTCGAACCACTGGCAGACGCGGGGGAGCACCTTCTACTCGGACCACAAGCTGTACGATCACCTCTACGAGCAGTCGCTCGGGATGATCGACCAACTGGCTGAGCGCGCGGTGGGCTCGGGACACAGGGTCCTCGTGCACCCTGTCATCCAGTCGAACCAGATGGCGGTCCTCGTGAAGTTCTTCGCGGGGGACATCCAGGCCGACCCTGAGGCCGACCAGCAGGCGCTCGTGAGCTTCCTCACGGAGGTCTACGTGCTGTCCTTCATCGGGATGGCGTACAGCGCGCTCCAGTCGCAGGGGGTCCTGTCGAAGGGCACGGACAACCTCCTTCAGGGGATCGCCGACGAGCACGAGTCTTTCGTCTACCTGCTCCGGCAACGAGTCCAGACCAAGGTCAGCTACGACCGATCCAGATGAAAACGGGGTCTCCTCGGCGGCCCCAGAGATGAGGACAAGATGAGTGACTTCAAGCCCGCCGTGGGTCTCGACATCGGGACCATGAACATCGTCAGCGCCCGCATGAACGCTGAGGGGAAGATTCAGACCGTACGCATGCGGGACGCCTTCATCGACCTCGACCTGGAGGCCAAGAAGACGCTGCGGCTCTCGAAGGTTGACTACGTGGAGAAGGACGGGCGCCTCATCGTGATCGGGGACTCGGCCCTCAACATGGTGAACCTCTTCAAGCGGGAGCTTCGGCGTCCCCTCTCGCGCGGCGTCATCTCCGCGGGCGAGATCGAGGCCCAGCAGATCCTCAGCCTCCTCATCAAGCACGTCTTGGGGGAGCCCGTGAAGGCGGGGGAGCATTGCTACTACAGCGTGCCCGCGGCCCCGATCGACGATCTCGATCAGGACGTCATCTACCACACCGAGGTCTTCAAGAAGATCGTCAACGAGCACGGGTACACGGCACACCCCGCCAACGAGGCGATGGCCATCATCTACTCGCAGTGCTCGAAGGAAAACTTCTCCGGGCTCTCCGTCTCCTTCGGGTCGGGCATGTGCAACGTCGCGCTGGCCTACCAGACGGTGTGCGGACTGGAGTTCGCTGTCGCCCGTGGGGGGGACTGGATCGACAGCCACGCCGCCAAGGCGATGGGGTCCACGAACGCTCGCATGTGCGCCATCAAGGAGAAGGGCGTCAACATCGCGAACCCCGAGAAGGGCAACCGTGACGCCGAGGCCATCGCGCTCTACATCAGGAGCCTCATCAAGTACTGCCTGGAGAACATCGCCATCCAGTTCCGGAAGGTTCAGACGTCGCTCGATCTGCCCGAGCCGATTCCCTTCGTGGTCTCCGGGGGCACGTCGAAAGCGGGTGGCTTTCTCGACGTCTTCCGCGAGGAGTTCGAGGCCATGCAAAAGCGCGGCTTCCCGATCCAGATCAGCGACATCCGCCCGGCGAAGGATCCGATGACGGCCGTGGCTGAGGGTCTTCTTGTCCTCGCGTCCGAGGAGGACAGCACCTAGGAGCGATCATGTACGACTACGCGCGAACGAAGACGGCTGATCATCCTGGCGACATCTCCATCTCGGACTTCCAGTTGGGGTTCGCGCGTGCGTTCGGAACCCATCTCATGGAAGACCTCAATCGTGAGGCGGGCAACCGTTGGTGGTTCCACGGCGCCAAGCCCCTCTCAGACGGCTACTTCGAGCTGACGTTCGAGATGCTTGCTGGGGAGGGTCGCCTCCCGATGATCGCACACCTCAAGATCGAGCCGCACGGCGCGTACAGTGACTTCTCGTTGCCCTATGGGGGCCGCGCCAATTTTGGCGGTCACCCGGGCAACAAGCCGTCCGTCCTCGCAGCGCAGATCGCATCGAGGCTCAAGGACTCCTTCACGCCGGGGGCCTGAGTTGTACTACTACCTCACGCAGGCCCTCAAGAGGCGCTTGATCCTGGAGATGCAAGACAGCTTCTCGCGGCACCCCGTGTACGAGAAGGTCGTGCCCTTCATCCAGAACAAGTTCGCCTTCGATGAGCGTCCCCAGTTCGGTATCGTCATCAAGAACTCGACGGCGAACAAGGTCTCGCTCTCGGCCGATAACTTCTTGGGGACAGTACAGAGCTACGTCATGCTCGCGTACCTCAAGCACCCTGTCTACCCGTTGGAGTGGGTCCGTGAGGATCTGAACTGCATCCGTGAGAACGAAGGGAAGATGCCGACGCCTGCCGGCATCTACTACATCGAGATCCTGAAGGTGCCTGAGCACGCGCAGGATGAGGGGGTCTTCTGCATCGACCCTCTCCTCACGATCACTGACGAGCCCGTCCTCCACTTCCTCACCGGCATCGAGCGCGAGGCGGGGCTTCGGCACCCGCCCGTCAAGGGAACCGTGCGCCTATGGCAGAACCACAACTACCTGCTCGTTGAGGGGGTTGACTACACACTCAACTACACGAACGGGGAGATCCGCTTTCTCTCCACGTTCGGCGGCGACACGTACGTCTCGGCGGACTACCGCTACCCCATCCCCACGAGGGGACCCTTCAAGTTCGTTTGGAACACAGCCGACTTCACAACGCTCCACGGGGTCGTCCTCGCCTTCGGTAAGAGGGCCAAGGTCGGCGACAAGGTGGCTGTCGTCGTCTACCCAGATCGCGTTGAAGCGGCGAACGCTTACGGCGGCAGGTTTGACACGACATTCGATGTCGACGTCATGTCCCAGGACACGAACCAGATGGAGGAGATCGCTGACCTCGTCACGATGTACCTCTGGGGCGAGAAGAGGCCCATCCTTTCGATCGAGGGGATCGAGATCACCAACATCTCGATGGGGGGCGAGTCGGAGGTCCCCTACGACGAGGCAGCCAACCTGAACTACTACGTCGCGTCTCTCAACATCGAGATCCAATCGGATTGGGAGATCCACCTGCCCCTGCCTCTCACGATCAGCCGCTTCGGTCCGCGTGGCGGTGGGGGCCCCAACGGGAGTCCTGGGGGTCTTGCAGGAGTTGTCGCTGGGATTTCCCCCGTGCAGCCGGGGCCAGCTAACAACCTCTTCTTCCAGACGGTGCCCATCATTACGAGCCGCAACAACGACTACGAGAGGATCATATGAATCCCTCGATGATGAAGATGGAGATCGAACATGCCTCAGTACGTCTTCGAGTGCCCTCCGTGCAACGTGCGCTTCACGCGCACCCTCAAGATGAACAACTACCTCGGGTTCGAGTGCCCCTCCTGCAAGGAGCAAGCACCTCGCGTCCTTGATGGGGAGGGTTTTGCCTTTCAGTTCCAGAAGGCAGAGGGCGCTCCGATAGCCAACTCAGGTGTTCACGACCACGACTACCCCACCGCGGACAAGGTTGTGGGGCGCAGCGCCGAGGAACGATGGGCTGTGATGCGTGCTCGGGACGAGGTGAAGGCCCAGGCGCGGGAGCAAGGAGGCACCCATGCGCTCATCCGTCACACGGAAAAGGAGGGCATCGGCTACGAGCCGATGACGCCCGTAGGCCGTGATGCGAGGCGAAAGCTCGCGAAACACGCCATCGAGACCGTCAGAGCAAGCCGGGAGTCCGGAAAAAGCGGCTGAAACGAAGAACGCAAAATCCACTTGTAAGGGGTGCCAGCTAGGGAAGAAACGCCCTCCTCCACGAGGCCAGGCACTAAGGCCGCGTCAGACCCAAATCCGGATCGAATCAGATTCTCCTGTCTCGCCAGATCCCAGACGCAGATCGGATCGGATCAAATCCCCGCAACTGCTGAGGAGATTCCCGGATGGCTCTCGGTCCCTTCATCACCTACGTTCCGCCCGGCGTTTACACGCGCACGCTCACGGAGGCTAACGTCAGCAACGTGACGGCGGGGCTTCGCATCCCCGTCATCATCGGTGTTGGCCAGCAAAACCTGGAGCAAGACAACGTCGAGCTGGTCCGCGGCAGCAGCGGCACCCTCGACGAGCAGATCGTCAACGAGGACGAGACCACCTCGTGGGTGGTCAACGCGGTCAACCCCAACAACCTGGTCCTCGGGGCGCAGAACGGGACGTACACGACGTTCCGGGTCTCGAACTACCCCATCACGGATGGGCAGGGCTTCGGGCTCGTGACGAACAAGACCACAGCGGTCACCGTCACGGTCAACGGGAACCCCGTCGTCGTCTCAAGCGTGGCAGGCCAGATGGGGCTCATCAGCCTCGAAGTTCCGACCCAGCCGACCGACGTGGTTGCTGCGACGTACTACTTCCACCGCGGCGACACGCAGTTCACCGACACACTGTCGAACCAGGTGACGGCGGCGAACGCCACCCTCATCTCTCCAGGGTACGCACCCTTCGCGATCATCACGGGAACGAACGACACGTTCATCGTGAGCGTGAACGGCGTCTCGGGGACCATCGTGTTCCCCCCGGGGTCGCTCACCGCGGCGTCGGTTGCGGCTTCCATCTCGGCAGCGCGGCTCCCGAACCTCCTCGCGTCGGTCTTCACGGACAACGACGGGTTGGAGCACATCCAGCTCGTTTCGACGCAGGCCATCACCATCGGGTCTGGGAACGCCAACGGCCCCCTGGGCTTCACGGCGGGAACCACGACGACGCGCAACACCCAGTTCCGCGTATACGAGATCCCGATCACGGACGGCTCCGGAAGCGGCATCACGACGACGGACCCCACGAAGGTCGTCGTGAAGGTGAACAGCCAGCAGGTCGTCGCTGCGGCGGTCGATGGTTCGAACGGGATCGTGACCCTGCCCTTCGCGCCGGCCCCCGGCTCGGCGGTCACGATCACCTACTACTCGAACACGTGGCAGCAGACGTTCGACTACCTCCCGAACTCGGGGGTCAACACGGTGCTTCTCTGCGGCATCTCGCCAGGCCGCAACGACTACATCGAGGGGTCCGACTTCACGATCTCGAACCCGGCGACCGACGTGTCGGTCGTCAACTGGGGTGCGGCCGTCAGCGTGGCTGCCTCGTCTACCAGCCCTGGTGCTGTCCCGATCACGGGCGTCACCGGCGCGGGTGGTCAGGTCACGACGACCCTCATCGACGCCCAGTACTTCCTCGCGGCCTGCACTCCCGTCGTGAACACGACCGTCATCCCGGCCGTGACCTCGGTGACGCAGTTCCTTCTGCCGGAAGTTCCGACGACCGGCAACGGCCGTGACACGCCGCTCGGGCTCCCGCTCTTCAACTCGGTCGCCAACGGTCGCCAGGACTTGATCTCGAACCGTCCCGATCTCGTGACGGTCTACGCGGGGCGCACGCTCCGCGACGCCCTCAACAAGGCGCCGATCCCTGTCACCCAAGTCGATGGTCCGAACCGCCAGATCACCCTTCAGTCCCCGGTTCCGCCGGACTACACGGTGTTCGCGACGTTCTGGTACAACCTCATCAACGACGACTCGACGATCCTGACCGCGACGGTTCCAGGTCCGCTCGGGACGGGGCAGTACAAGCTCTTCTCGACCCTCCTCAACGAGAACCTCTGGGAGATCCGCTTCGGAACCCCCTCGGGGCTCTCTACGCCGGTGCAGTGGCCCCGGGGTGTCGAGACCATTCCCGACGCCTTCATGACGGGCGCGGGAACGTCTGTCGCCGAGATCGTGACCTGCACCTTCGGGCAGAGCGCCGCCAGCAACGCGGCCTTCACTAACCACAATGCCCAGCCGTACAGCATCTTCACGCCGTACTCGGCCAACTGGACGACGCTCGTAAACGGCACGTCTGTGCTCACGAACCTCGCGGCGCCGGCCAAGGGCTACCTCGTTGGCGCGCATGTGACGCCCATCCAGTCCGGCGGCAACGCGGGGGAGATCACCATCCCCGCTTCCCCGGGCAATCAGCTCAACATCCAGATCGACGGGGTCATCATCCCCACGATCACGTTGACCCCTGGGTTCATGACCCCGACGGCCATCGTCGCGGCCATCAATGCGGCCATCGACGCAACCGCCCCGTTCTCCCCAGGCCCCAACAACCTCGCCAGCTTCGTCCAGATCGGTCCGAACGGCCCGACGGTCTACGGTGACGTCCTCTTCGTCATCAAGAGCTTCTCGACGCCGGCCGCTCTCCCGGGCGGGTTCGACTCGCCTTCGGCGGTGAAGATCCTCCAGGGCACGGCGAACTCGGTTGTGGGCTTCACGCCCTTCTCGGCTGCTCTCGGCACTTCGGGTGCTGTCAACAAGCCGGCGACCCTGCTCGGCGGTATGGTCGGTCCGTTCAACATCACGGCAGGCCTCAACGACAACTTCCTGGTGACGGTCAACGGCACCGCGTATCAGGTGACGATGCCTGCCGGGACGGCCGTGGCTGCTTCGGCGGTCGTGGCCGCGATCAACGCGGTCCCTGGACTCTCCGGGGTCGCCTCGGTCGGTACGCTGGCGAACGTCAACAAGGTCCGCCTCACGAGCCCGACCAACGACTCCAGCTCGGCCCTCATCTTGGGCAACGGCAGCGCGAACGCCCCCCTCGGCTTCGTGCAGAACCAGTCTGCACAGCAGACGCAGGTTCAGGCCCAGGAGATCGTCAACGAACTCGATGCAACTTCGGGCTTCGCCTCGGGCGCCATCGCCTACGTGAACAGCCTGAACGGCGGCGTCTACATCACGATGGAGTCCCTTCTCGTCGGTGCGGCAGCCTCCAACATCGGATTCGTCAACAGCTCGAACTCCGCCTTCAATTCGACCACTGGCGTGGGGATCACCCCAGGCGTGGATGGCGACGACGGTGAGGACCCCCACGATCAGTACGTGGTCACGTCGTCGAACCCGAACGGTTCGAGTGGTGTCGGTACCCCCGGCCAGACGTACACGGACGCAGTCACAGGGCTCCGGTTCACGGTCATGCCCGCCTCTGTGGGTAGCTACAACCCTGGCGGCAGCTTCACGATGCTCGTCAGCCAGACATTCCACGTGGATCCGAGCAACCCTCGCTACGCCGTCGCTGGCGTCGAGATGCTCGTCTCCAACCTGAACAACGTCGGCGTCGGTGACACCGCGACGATCTCCACGTTCAACCCGGGCGGCATCGAGCCGGCGGTCGGCGACTTCTACTTCATCTCGTACCTGTACGCCAAGCAGGACTACAGCGTCCAAATCTACCAGACGCTCAAGACCATCGAGGCGAACTTCGGTGCGGTCGCTCCGTCGAACAGCATCTCCCTCGGCGCGTACCTCTGCATCCTGAACGGCGCCGTCCTCATCGGCCTGTCGCAGGTCCAGGTGGTGCCCGGCACGAACCAGGCGACCGATCAGGCGTACATCAACGCCATCGCGAACCTGGCGACCCCGCTCCCCGGGAACGTGAAGCCGGACATCATCATCCCGCTCGCGGGCAGCACGGCGGTGGCCTCGTACCTCACGAACCACTGCGAGACCCAGTCGAACACCCGCAACCAGGCGGAGCGGATGGGCTTCTTCGGTGTCCTCAGCGGAACGTCGGCGTCGAACGTCCAGGCAATCGCCCAAGCGCTCGTATCCTCCCGCATCGTCGTCTTCTACCCCGACAGCTCGACGATCACGCTGACCGACGAGACCGGCCAGTCCTTCAACTCGATCATCGACGGCACCTTCTTCGGCGCCGCGGTGGCCGGAGCGGTGGTCGCCCCCTCGGTCGACGTGGCCACGCCCTACACGCACATCCGGCTCCAGGGCTTCACCCAGCTCAACACGACGCTGGACCCGGTGACCGCGAACCAGACGGCCGTTGCGGGCATCACGCTCATCGACGACCTCGGCAACGGGTTCCTCCGGATCCGCCAGGGTCTCACGACCAACATGGCCTCGATTCTTACGAGGCTCCCGTCGGTCACCCAGATCGCGGACTTCGTCCAGCAGCAGTCGCGCGCCCTGCTCGACTCCTACGTCGGTCTGAAGTTCCTCTCCCGCACCAACCAGGTCGTCGTCTCGATGACGGGGCTCTTCAAGTCCCTCGTCCAGGCGGAGATCGTCGGCGCCTTCACGGGCATGAGCGCAGTCGTTGACCCCAACGACCCGACCATCCTCGACTTCACGATGTACTACTCCCCGATCTTCCCGTTGGAGTACCTCGTGCTGACCTTCAACCTCCGCGCGAGCATCTGAGGTCCAACCTCGTGACATACTCGTACGATCGCCGCCGCGCTGCTGATGAAGCCACGGCGGCGACCCCGAAACCGAACGACCCGCTCATCCCACGGAATGAGCACGACGAGGTCATCAAGCACCTGGTCCAGGTCCACTACATCATGAAGGAGTGGGGGATCCGGTCCTCCCACGGCCTCATGTCCGATGCCGAGCGGGCTCGTAGCGGGGTGAGGTACTACAGCACCCCGCAATTCAACATGGTCATGGGGGACCTCGAAGACGAGCTGGACTCCTTCACGAAGAAGATCCGGGCGCTCCCATATGGTGTTCCAGTCCGAACTCCTCGATGAGCGATGCCCAGCGAGTCCGACTTCGACTTCCCGATCGTTGTCCTTGAGGCAGACTCGCCCCAGGCAATCGGGAAGGTCGGGCTCTTCGACTACGTTATCCAGGTCGGGAGTACGGGGATCACGTTTCAGGCCGCGATGGCGGGGCTTCTTCAGAGCTGGGGCCCGATCTTCCAGCCGGCAGCGATTCAGCTCGCGAACCTCCGGGCAGCCTCAACGCTTTGCCAGTGGGGGCTCATCTCGGGGGACATCTTCGCCTTCGAGCGCGCAGCCATCGGGCTCTCGCAGAGCGATGTCGCCGCCCTTCTCAACGTGCCCCTGGTGACGGTGGAAGAGTGGGAGGCCGACGAGCTTCCGGTCCCCCGGCTCATGTGGCAGGAGATCGCGGCCCGTGTCTGCAAGGCCGATCAGCGCTCTTTGCCTCCAGACTTGCAGCTCATCATGCCCAACAACGGGGCCTTCCGGCCGCGCCAGATCCGGATCTTCCCCAACGTCCCTCAGCCGCCGCAACCGCAATGCGCTCCGGGGTGCCCCCCAGGAAGAGGCCCCCCACCTTGTCCCCCGATCATCGGGTAGGTGTAAGCCGGCTCTGTGAAAGACGTTGAGATCCACGCGGACGTTCCGATTGTCGTTGAGGGCGCGGTCTGCTTCGAGACGGGGGCCTCGCGCGCGCAGGCGGCAGACCCCGCCCTCTTCGTGTACGAGCACCACGGTGAGGGTTACGGGTGGGCCGACCCGGGGGCTCTCACGTGCCTCTATGACGACCTGATCCACGGCCGGGAGCTGCCCCCGAAGTTCGTCAGTAAATCTCTCAGGGACGTGGACACGCTCGTGGCTCTCGCGCTCTCGCGTACCCCTTCTCTCGTGTTCATCCCGAACACGCTCAAGCTGGTGACCGCCGCGGACCTCGTGCACCGTCGGGGGGCCGTGGGCATGGCGCATATCGAGCCCGATCTCACGGGCTTCATGCAGTTCCTTCGTTCGCTCTTCCCGAAGACGGCCTCCAAGGCGAAGTTCGATCAGTGCCTAACGATGGCTGTCGACTGCATCAACGACTACATCGCGAATGAGCGCGTACCCCGTCTTCCCGACGACATCGCTCTGGCCTCCGGCGCAAGGGTGCTCGACACGGGTGACCGCGGCTTTGGGGTAGCCGAGATGAATGTGGAGGGGGAGCCCCTGGGTCTTGCCTGGGTGGGCCTCTATCGGCTGGGCTTCCTGCGAGGTGTCGTCTTCGGCAAGGACTTCAACGGGCGTCGGCACGTGCTCGGTGCTCGCAAGAGCCCCTTCGTGGACTTCAAGCTCGACATGGCGGCGCGGCTCCTGAACGAGATGGAGCGTGTGGGTGGGGAGCTTCCCGAGTGGAAGAGCGATGGGCTCTGGCTCTACGGACCCCCCGACGGAACGACCCTGCTCGTGTCGCACATCGTGGAAGTACTGATTCGCGTCTGAGGGTTCGTCGCTAGTCCTTTCGTGGGGAGCCCTAGTGGCATGCCCCAGAGGAGCCAAAGCCGACAGCTCGTCACCATCGGTACTGATGGGCTGAGTGATTGGGTGCAGACGCCCGACGGCTGCAAGCACATGCTCGGCCCCATTTCGATGCTGAAGTTCGTGACCGAACTCGGCACTGGGGGCTCGTACGCGGCCCGCAAGACGCTCGACGAGTTCATCAAAAACGGGACGTCGATGCTGATGGTCGACCCGGACCTCATGTGGGAGCTGCTGAAGCCCCACCGAGCGCGATGGACGTCGATCACACCCCAGAGACCGTACGACTACGACCGGCGGCCTCCGCCCCGGTAGTCCTCTTGTACGGCGTGAGATCGAACCCTTCCACAAGGTCAAGGTCATGGCAGACATCGCCGATACGTCCATCAAGGAAGCGATCACGAACCAGGTCGCCCGCATCGAGGCCCAGATCGCGACTTTGCAGACGAACGTGAAGGAGGCGTCGCCGGGCTCCATCACGGTCGAATCGCAGAAGAAGGCGATCGACGACCTGAAGGACTTGATCTCGTTCCTTCGCCGTCCCTCGGTCTACGGCAACCAGAGCGACAACGGCTCCTACTACGGGTTGCCGGAGAAGCTTCCGAACGGCGACAACGCACGCTCGAAGGAGGCCGCCGTTCAGGAGAACGCGAAGCAGGCCCAGACCATTCTCGGTGCGCTCCGGGCGACCGAGGAGAAGATCGACCAGCTCGTACTCGCCGGCAAGGGCAAGTTCGACGTCGCACGGGCGAAGGGTGACCTGCACAAGGTCGCCAAGAACGTCCAGACGATCGTGGCCCACCCCAAGTTCAAGGAGGCTGACCGCGACGTCATCGTGGCCCTCTACGAGCTGGGGAAGCGCGCGAACCACATCCACGGGCTCTTCGCGTCGGCGAAGGTCTGAGGAGAAGGAGCAGGCTAAAACATGGCCACTAGCAACGTATCGACAGCCAACTACATCTACCGGATGGGGACGGCGCCCAATACGAGGGCCGCTGTATCTCAGAAGAACAAGGTGTACGGCTACGCCACGAACGCGCAGTCGTTCCAGCAGATCGGCGTCATTTCGGAGTTCGGGTTCGACGAGTCGCGCACGATCGATCCGATCCGTGGCGTCGGCTTCGGAGACCAGGTCGCCGAGTTGGTTCCGTCAGTCACCGAGCCCATGACGCTCACCCTCAACAGGACTTTGCTGTACACGGCGAATCTGTTCCAGACGGTGGGTTACAAGGGTGGCACGGACGGCCTCGTGAGGTCGCTCCGCCACCACCGCTGGCCGTTCGACATCAAGCAAGAGCTGGTCTTCTCGGAGATCGCGGTTCTTCAGGACCCCAACGGCGTTGCCGTCACGGCAACCGTCACGACGGGCCCCACGTCGGCTGACAACCCCATCGTCACGCCGCTGGCGCTCCTCACGTTCTACGAGGGGTGCTGGTTCAACACCTGGAGCGCATCGTTCACGTCGGACGCCGCGATGGTCGCCGAGAACAGCTCGGTCACCGTGAGCGACATCATCGACGGCATCTCGCAGTACGGCGAGTTCATCGACACCGGCCTCGCACCGACGTCCGCCAACGGCGCCGCTGGGGCTGGCTACTCGCTTCTCTTCGCCGCGAACAGCAACCTCATCGTCCCGGTCTAACCACCGACGACGATGCCGCCCCCTAGGGTGGCGACGGACCCCCAAATGTAGATCGGATCGGACGCGAACCATGATGTGGACCTCGGCCGGTGCGGCACTCCAGATCCAAATGTACATGCTCGATTCCGTCGCAAACAAGTAGGTCGTCGCCATCTTCTCGGGCTCCAAATGGAGACAGAAGATGGGAACCATATCGGCACGCAAGATCGAGGAGTCCCTCTCGAAGGCGAGGGACGTTGGATATGTAGAGGAGCCGTTTCAGATCGGGGACACCTCCCTGGTCATGCGCAACCTCCGGCCTGATCACTTCAAGGCCATCTTCTCGGAGAACGAGGATCTGGAGGGGGTAGACCACGTCTACGCCTTTCAGCAGAGCCACATTTCTCGGTCGATCTGCGAGATCAACGGCACAGACCTGCGCACCGTGGACTTCGTCGAGGTCGAGGAGCAGTCGAAGGACCCTAAGACGAAGGAACCCCTCGTCGATTCGGGCGGTGCCCCTGTCCTCAAGAAGGTCAAGCTCGAACTCCACGCCTACCTTCGGCAGTACATCCTCTGCGGGTGGTCCAAGGAGGCGATGCTCGTCGCCTGGCGGAAGTTCTGCGACGTTCTGAAGCTCGCCGAGGACAAGGCGAAGGAGGGGATCAAGTTCGTCCTCCCGGAGGAGACCCCGGAGGAGACCTTCCGCAGGACCGTCGCCACGATCCAGGAGGCCATGTCGGGCGTCCCGGAGCCCCTCATCGAGAGCATCCTCGAAGAGGCGGGCCTGATGCGCATCTCCACGGCCGAAGAGATCAAGAAGGCCATGCAGGCCACCGACCAGCTCGCGCGCGAGCAGGCAGCGGCGCAACAAGCACAGGAGACCCAGGAGCAGCAAGCGCAGGGGCAGCAGGGGCAGGGGCAGCCCGATACGGGGGTCAGGCAGGTCTCGGTCCGGGAGATCATGGCGTCACGGCAACCTCTGAACCAGGAGCCCGTCACGATCACACACCCCTCACAGGAACCGACCATCGCGCGGAACCAACCCGTGCAGCAGCCGGTCCAGTACCAGCAGCCTCAGGTCCAGCATCAGGAGCAGCCACCGCCCGTGCAACCGCCGCCCCTGGACTCGGCGACGATCCTACGCGCTGCCCAGCGGTCGCAGAAGATTGGAAAGCTGGAGGACGGGCCGATCGGTCTGGAACCCCCGATGCCGCCCCCGGGGGATCCCAACATGGCCCGGCGCCATGTCGCCCCTGGGCAGCCCCATGTGACGCCAGGCCAGACCCCTCAGGGTGCGACTACGCAACCGAACGCCCCGCATCTCCGGACTGCGAGACCGGAGGACGTTCCCGTGCTCGCCCAGAAGGGACGTGAGGCGGTCAACCTCCAGGAGTTCAACAAGATCGTCGAGCAGCCCCCGAGGGCAGGCATCAACCCACGGTTCAGGCCCCCCCGCTGAGTAGCCAACGATGAGCGCCGCACCCCGACACAAGACTCCAGCCCGCGAACAGTGGGAGAAGGAGCAGCTCGCCCTTCAGCAGGAGAGTGACGGGGGTGGGCTCAAGAACCTCAAGATCGAAGTCCCCAAAGATCCGGAGGTCAACCCGGAGGTTTATCGGGACGTGGAGCCGATGCTCTACCAGGGGTTCATCACGCAGCTCGCGACCATCGGCGATGTCGTCTTTGCCTTCAAGAGCATCAATCACCACGAGTACAACCTTCTCCGGTTGATGGGGGTCTTCGAGAAGGGGGCCACGCACAAGTTGTGGGACACTCTTCTTGCCTACAACGTCCTTATGGTCGACGGGCAGAACATTCTGCTCGATCGTCAGCGTCTTCTACCTGGAGTCACCAAAGTCTTTGGTGACATGGAGCCCAAGGCCAAGCAGCTCATCATCCGGCACATGAGTGAGATCAACCGGCGCGCAAACAACGCCTTGCTCCTCACCGAGTGCTACGCGATGGAGAGCTACTCGCGCTACCGCTGGATGCAGTTGCGGGGGCTCGACTTCTGCCAGCCGGTTGTGACGGGCATCCCTGGAACGGATCTTCTGGGTATGAACTGGGCGCAGCTCACGTGGCGTGCACTCAACTACCTGGATGACAGGAACGACGAGCTGGAGCGCGAGTGGGAGAACGCGAAGTTCGTGGGTTCATGTTTCGCCGGGAAGGGTATCCAGAAGATTTACGACCAGGACAACGAGCGTCGCCGCAAGGAGAAGGAAGATCGCTTCGCGCGTAAGGACAGCATCTTGCGGCGGGTGCTCTTGGGAGAGAAGCCCACTGAGAAAGTGCGGCAGCTCAACGGAGCCGTGCTGACCACCGCGCACTCCGTCGAGGATCTCGCTCACCAACTGGAGAGTGACCTCAAGGGCGAGAAGGACTGGCACGACAAGGTTGTCGAGGAGCACGAGCGCCGGATCAAGGTGAACATCCAAGGGCGCCAGGAGCAGGTGCGCGAGCTGTCGGAGCGTCACGAGAAGGAGTTCCAGGGCCAGAACATCGTGGGTGGGACCGACTTCACGGGCCTCACGGCTCAGCAGGTCCAGGAGCGCATTCAGCGGCGTAAGCAGCTCGAAGCTCAGCAGAACGCTCAGCGGATGGTGCGCCCCGCGGCGATCGTCGAGGACGAGAAGTCGATGCAGTTCCTCGATCGCTGGGGGATCACCAACAACGAGGTTGGTTTCTCCGTGGGGACGTCCGATCGGGACCCTTCCGCTGCTGTTCCTATCGCGCCCCCTAAGCAGGGCGGTACGCCCTTCGGGAGGAAGTGATGCCGCCGCCGAACGTAGAGAAGCAAGTCCTTCTCATTGAGCCGCAAGTCGATTCGAAGGCGATGGCGGCCGGGATGAAGAAGGCCATGTCCGTGATGGACAAGGAGACCGTCCGGGTCACCAAGTCCTTCAAGGGGCTGCGAAACATCTACAAGAAGAGCGCCGATGCTCTGACGGAGTGGAGCACCAAGCGGAAGCAGCAATCATCAGCGGAGATCGCCGGAGCGAAGGCGATGATCACGCTCACGGAGCAACTGGCCGAGGTCGAGGAGAAGCTCGCCAGCGCCACCGAGGATGAGGCGGTCCAACTCCGCAAGGACAAGGACGACTTCGAGAAGGCGTTCAAAGAGAGGATCGCGACCGCCAAGGACTACACGAAGTCGATGCTCGCTGCGCAGAAGGCGATCAAAGACCTCCACGAAGAAGAGGAGAGCCGCAAGGCCAACAAGCTAGCCGACATCGCGGGCTACGGCGGGGGGAAGATGGGGGAAGACCTGGCCGAAAGCTTCGGTGAGGCTCTCAGCTCGATCCCTAGCAGAGACCTCATGGGCTTTGCGAAGCACCTCGTGAAGTCCGTAGGGACCGCGGGGAAGGGCATGCAGGGAAAGGGCATGCGCATGCAGGCCGCCTCGCTCGCCGGGGGCGGCATGGGGGGCGGCATAGGCAAGGTGATGGACAAGCTGGGCGGGGCTCTCAGCATCCTTTCGAAGATGGGGCCTGTGATTGGGGCCTTGAGTGGCGCTCTCATGGCCGTCGTGAAGGTTCTCTTGGACGCGGATGCAGCGGCCAAGGAGTTCAACAAGCAGGTCTTGGAGACGACAAGCACGGCGAGCTTCCTCAGTAGGAACTTCGGGAACGCCGACGCGGCGGCTCAAGACCTGAAGGACACGATGGCCGATATGTACGAGCAGGCCACGTCCTTGGACAACCTGCGTTGGGGGATCAGCAAGGAGACCCATTCTGCGGTCATCGCTGCACTCGGGGCAGAGGGTGTCAGCCTGAAGAAGACGGCGGACTACTTCAAGGACATCAAGGATGGGGCCGTCGAGGCTACCGGCTACGTCAAAGACTGGGGGTCGATGGTTCAGATGTCCGTTGGCTTCTCGCGCGCGTTCGGCGTGAGCCTCGGCGAGATCACCCAGTTCCAGGGTGAGATGATGACCGAGATGGGCCAGAACTTTACTCAGGTGGAGGAGTCCTTCCAGATGGTGGCTGACGGCGCGCAGGATGCCGGGCTCGAAGCTGGCAAATTCTTCGCGCAGATCCGCGCCATGTCGTCCGACATTGGGCTCTTCAACCTCCGCATGGAGGACGCCACGAAGATCCTAGGCAAGCTCGATAAGGTCATGAGCCCTCGGAAGGCCCAAGAGTTCTTCCAGCAGATCGGCGGTTTCATGAAGGGCATGGACGTTATGGACCGAGCGAAGCTGACCGTTCAGCTCGGGACGAAGGAGACGAAGGGAGTCGCGGGGGCCGACCTGGACTCTCGCCTTGAAGGGCTCTCTCACGACCTCAGTGCGAAGGGCATCAAGATCGACAAGACGACCCTCAAGAAGATCACGAAGGACCAGAAGAGCCTTACGCAGTGGATGGCCGACAACGACGACAAGCTGGATTCTGCCACACGCGATCAGCTCATCACGGCGATGCAGCAGCAAGGGAAACTGGACCGCGGCGGCCTTTTCGATGTCGCTGACTCGCTGAAGAACCTTAGTCCTATGGGGACTAAGAAGATGCTCGACGCGATGGCGATGAAGTTCTTCAAGAAGCCGATGTCCCAACTGAGCGGCCTTCAGCGTCTTGAGTTCAAGGCCAGGACGAACGTCGACAGCGATATGATCGACAACATGCAGAAGTTCGACACGTCGCTTGAACTGGCGAAGTCGAGCCTCGTCAAAAAGTTGGGCAGCGGGGATGCGCTCACGAAGGATGAGGTGGCCCTACTTGGCAAGTTGGGGGTCGATACGTCGAAGTCCCGACAGGATCAGGCCGACTTCGTGGCAAACCAGGTGTCGGCAGAGTCCATCTTCGACAACATGGACAAGTCCCAGCAGGATCTCCTCACCGGGGGCGCCAAGACACTGAGCGCCGCGGAGAAGCAGGGGGCCATCACCCAGAGCATCTCCGACAAGCTGGGGGTCATTATGGATTACCTCATGGGGACCCTGTCCAAGCTGTTCGAGGGGATCTGGGATGACCTCAGCAGCATCGTTCACGTTGTCTCGTTTGGTCGCGCGGGCTCGTCGCAGGATCAGCGCGACCTCGTCAAGATCCAGGCACAGGCAGCGAGGGACAACGCCAAGGGCCTCGCGGACCTTGCAGCCTCCGCGCCCTCGATCGAGGACTACAAGAAGGCGGTTTTTGAGGGTGTCGGCAAAGAGACCGGCAAACAGATGATCGCCCTCGGCGGACAGATCGATGCGAACAACGCCCAGCTCACGGACCTCCAGCAGAAACTCTCCGCCGCCCAGAGTGACGAAGAGAAGAAGGCCTTGCAGGATCAACTGGCTGCGGCCAGCAAGACCCGAGACGCACTAGGCATCCAACTCGTTGCCATCGAGCAGGCGATCACGGCGCAGGCGAAGGGTCCCGACAAGGACAACGGAGCCATGATTCTGTCCTTGGTGAACTCGATCATCACCTCGGGGGTGAAGGTCGACAGCGTGGCTCTGCGTCGGGACATGGGCCAGGGGATGGGCTTCGGCGCTGCTATGGAGAAGCAGGGCGTGTCCGCCAAGGACCAACTGAAGGTCATGGAGCAGATGCGCCACGATCTCTCTGGCCAGCAGCTCACGAAGGTCATCGGGGACCTCGGTAAGATCATGGGGGCACCCCCTCCCCCCGCCGGACCCAACGAGTCTGCTCCCGCTGGGGCTCCCGCGGCAGCCGCAACACCTTCCCCTCCGCCTCCCCCTCCCGCTCCAGCAGCGCCAGCCAGCCCCGCTCAAGCTGCCGCAGCACCCGCAGGAGACAAGGCAACGAGTCCTGCCGATCTCCAGGACTCCACGGACCAGCAAGTCCAGCAGGGCAAGGACACACAGAACGCGATCGACGAGATGCGCTTGAAGTTGAAGCAGCAGTCGGGCGGTGTCGTTCTCAACGGATCCTACCTGAAGAACCAGTACGGGGGTCAGATCGAGGACTCGGTCTACAACGCCGCTTCCAGGGCTCTCTTCGAGTACTGGATGTACCAGGGCACGAACAAGAACGACGCTCTCAAGGCCCTCAAGGCTGGCGCGAACGTGCGCAACATTGGGGCCCTGAACCTCCAGAAGATGGTGGGTGGTGCGGCGGCCGGCGCGTCGATGGGGCAGGTCGCTACCGATGCCGAGGCAAAGAAGGCGGGCACTGCCCACGCGGATGGGGGTGTCGTCGCGCGTCCTGCTCCGGGAGAACTCTTCGCCTCAGTGAAGCCCGGCGAGACGATCGTTCCTGCGGGAGGGGGCGGAGGTACCACCAAGGTCGTCATCGAACTCAAGGGGGACATGCTCAAGCAGATCATGCGCGCAACGGCGCACGATGCGATCAACGATCACACCCGAGCGAAGAAGCTCCGCTGAGGGTTGAGCCGTGCCTAGGATTCAATCGGCCAACCCCGACAGCCAGGTCATCACAGTACCTGGCCAACCGGCCTACTCGCACGGCCTGTCGTCGCGGCGTTCCTTCATCCCGATGGCGTTCCAGGTCACCAGTCCTTTTAGCACGAAGCGCGTTCTCCTACCCCACGCCCTCGTGATGCACGTGAACCCCCAGAATTACTCCGAGCAGCACACCAAGAAGATCGAGCGCATTCAGACGCGCGGCGGCTTCGTGGAGCAGCACTGGGGGGATGACCTCACGGAGATCACGGCTGACGGCTCCACCGGCAGCTTCATGAACATCTACACGGGGCTTACGTCGCTCCTGCGCCAGCGGACGATTGCCTGGGACCGTTACAGGGACCTCCACGACCTCTTCCGCAACAACGGTTCCCTCTACGACCCCCAAGGCAACATCGTACTTCAGGGCAACATCATGCTCATGTACGACCGTGGGACGTACCTGGGGTACTTCCGATCGTTTGACGTGGAGGAGACTGACGATCAGCCCTTCGCCTTCAAGGTCTCCTGGACATTCAAGGTGCAGGAGGAGCTGATGAAGCTCCCGAACCTGGGCAGCAACCCCGCCACGCGCGGGGCCGCGCCGGCCTTCCAGGCGGCGAACATCCTTCAGGGGAACACGAACCCAGGCACCACGGCGACGCCCGCGACGTTGGCCAGTCTACAGAGCCAGGCATCGTTCACCCAGCAGTCCGCGCAGCTCAACACGCAGCTTCAGGGTACCACCGGCGCCACCGAGGAAATCTCGGACCTCGTGGCGAACGCCAACTCGAAATACCAGCAAGGAAACTACACGGGGGCTTCGCAGTCCCTCCGTGCTGCACAGAACTTGGCGACGCAGCTTCCGCCAGCGCCCCCTTCAACAACGTCGGGAAGGAAGTAAGCCATGCCGCAGCAAGGTGGACCGACCCCCAGCCCGACGAGTCCCTTCTACCAACAAGTCTTGGGGTCTGCGGGTTACTACGAACCTGCCGTCTACGACCTGCTGACGTTCTACTCCTCGCTTACGACCCAATCGGACGAGCTGGATGGGCAGTTCGTCCCGATCACGGCAGTACAGCCGAAGAGCAACCAGCAGACTTTGATCATGGCGATCGGGATCCTACCCCCATCGTCCAACGTCACGGGCAGGCTGCTAAGCCGAGCGGCTACGATTGCGCCCGTTGGCCCACCCTACGCGGGGGTCAATACGAACCAGAGCCAGATCCCGGGTCCTAGTGGTGCTGGTGCGACTTCACTGTCTGCGAACGGGGTCGCATTCATTGCCGCCCACGAGGGGTTCGTTCCCAATGCGTACACGGCGACGACTGCCGAAGGGCAGGCCGGTATCCAGACCATCGGGTACGGGCACGTGATTCAGCCGGGGGAGTCCTTCCCCAACGGGATCACGCAGGACCAGGCCCAGGCGCTCCTCGCGAAGGACAGCCAGTGGGCGCAGAATACCGTCAACAACAACGTCAGCGGCCCCCTGACGCAGAACCAGTACGACGCTCTTGTTTCGTACGCCTACAGCACGGGCCCCTCAGGGTTTTCCAAGTACGGGGCTGGGATCATTCAGTCGCTCAACGCCAACCCCCCGGACTACGACGGGGCAGCGGCGCAGTGGCCCACGTCCGCCGTAACTGGGGTGAACGGTCAGACGGTTCCGCAACTCGTGACCATTCGGGCCAACGAGACGAACCTGTTCCAAACCCCCGAGGATCAGACATACCAGTACAACATCCACTCAAATCACGTGAATGATCCCCCAACGCAGACGAGCATCACGGGGGATGGGTCGAACCCTACAAACAACTGGCAGGGCACCGGGTCCCCCAACGCAAGCTCAGCCCAGTCGAACATCGCGGGTACGGCCAACACTAGCTTGGATCAGACGGACCTTGGCCTTCAGTACCTCGCGGCGCAGCAGTCCGAGATCAACAACACGCTGGCGGCAATCCAGCAGATGCAGAACACGCCGCCACTGAAGATGCTGGTAAACCCCCAGAGCTTCAAGCTTGCGGCGGAGAAGATCATCTCCGATGGGGAGTGGAGCCGCAGCGGACCGATCGTCGAGCAATGGGGGGAGCAGCTCGACAAGATCGAGGCGAGTGGGAAGGTGGCTGCCTTCTACTCGATCGATGCAACGGGTGGCGGGAGCGCGGGCAGCACGGGGGTGGGTGCGGGCCCTGGGATCACCCGCACCGCGCGCCAGTACTCGGCGTCCTACCAGAACTTCCTGTCCCTGTGGCTCCTCTACAAGAGCAACGGAGGCGTGTGGCTCTCCGACTTCATTGAGCCGAAGTCCTCGAAGAAGAAGAACCTATCCGTCGTCGGGTCGATCTACATTTACTACGACAACATCCTCTACGTCGGTTCCTTCGATGACTTCAATCTGAGTGAGACAGAGACCGCGCCCTACACGCTGGAGTACAACTTCACATTCACGGTTCGGGCCACGTTCCTCCTCGCCAACACGAGCGCCCAACAGCTCACGTACGGCGCACCCCCCGCGCTGATCAGTGGCCAAGCCCCGTCGAATCAGGTGACGGCCAGCACGCAGCCCGTGCAGACCCCACCGACGAACTCCGCTCAGATCGCAGGCCCCGACTCCACTTCCACATCCAACAGTGGGGTAGCCTAGTATGCCGGCACGTGGTCCGTTCCAGGGTTCCTGGCAGCCGAATCTTAGGCCGACCGTCGTTACGGCTCCGGATGCCCTCGTCTTCATCAACGGGGAGATGGAGGTCGTCGGGTGTCCGAGCTGCACGCGAACCTTTGACCTCAACAAGTTCATCACGACCATCCAGGTGGACCTGAGCATTGACAGCGTCCCCGGCAGCGCCAGCGTGTCCCTTGCGGTCCCGCGGCACACCATCGACGACTTCTACTTCGATGGCAACCCCGTCATCACCCCCATGATGGAGGTCGAGATATACGCCAAGGGGTACTACCTCCTCGAAGGGATCCCTCAGTACTATCCGATCTTCTGGGGGCTCGTCACGGAGGTCACCGACTCGTATTCCTCTGGCGCGCACACGGTGTCCATCCAGTGCGCCGACATCCTTAAGTGGTGGGAGCTGACCGTGATGAACACGAACCCGGCTCTACTCGCCCCCCAGGGCCAGGCTGGGTACAGCACGTTCGGAAATACTTTTGCCGGCTCTAACCCCTTCGACATCATCTACAGCTTGTCCCTTCAGTCCAAGGGGGATGTGATCGTCGGAAGCGGTACCTACGTTTCCGCGTACCAGGAGCAGAAGCAGGCATCGACGTTCGCCGCCGCGTTCGGCGACATGATGCTCTACTGGTCCCAGCGCTTTCAGAACATTCGCAGCAACCTTGTCATGTACGGGGTCAATGGGAAAGCCGTTCGTGGGGACACGATTGCTCGTGCCTATTCCCGCAACAGCAAGGGCGGGGGGAACAAGCCTCCCGCTAACTTCGTGTCCACGGCGGTGCAGAACGCAAATGGGGGGCCCGATGCGGGTCAGGCCGGCTTCGATCCGACGTCACCGACCGTCACCGCGTTCCGCACGCAGATCAACAACGTCACCGGCGTGAACCTGATGCAGAGCGAGTTCCAGACGAAGCTGGAGCTGGCGAACGCCGCGAAGGAGTGCATCGGCTACGAGTTTTACATGGACGTCGACGGGTCCATCATCTTCAAGCCCCCGTTCTACAACCTCGACGTACTGAAGAACAAGCCCCTCTCCTGGATCCAGGACATCGACATCATCAACTGGGACCTGTCCGAGTCCGAGTCCGAGGTCGTGACCCAGATCATCATGCAGGGGTCCTTGGAGGGGAACAAGGACTACAGCCTGGGT